ATGAATCCAATTCTTTGGCTCGGTGTAATGAACATGCTGCTAACCGAGAACGGTTGCGCCATACCCACCGCACGCTGTTGCTGGATGAAGTTCTGAGCTTGAGCAAGACCCTGATTCTGGAGCTGCATCCCAGTCAACCCCAAGTCGCGAGCGGTTAGCGCACGTCCAAATCCAGATCCGCCACCAAATCCTCCAGACAAAGCTCGTCCAGCGGCAGAGCGTTGAACCTGAGCAGAAACCTCTGGTGAGATTTCGCCTCGCAAGGCCGACCCAATGTTCTTGCCAGCCTGCTGAATCAACTGGTCATAGCCAGGAATCGCGCGACGAAGCTGCGCCTCAAGCTGAGACTGCTCAGCGGCGGTCGTCTTGGTGGCCAACTCAGTTGCAGGCTCAAGCGATGCGATATTCTGCTGAATCGCCTTTTGCTGTTCTCCAGCAAAATCAATCGGCTTCAGCTCAGGCACCTTTGGCTTGCGTCCGCCGAAAAGCCCACCGAGCAAACTACCGGCAGCGGAGATTCCCGCTCCACCCAAAATTGCAGCTCCAAGTCCTATTGCCATAAATTATCCTTTTGGTTCAGAACCATTGCGAGAATCCACCGCCATTCAATCCTACACCGACCATGCGTATCGTCGCGACAGCGTCGCCCAGATACTGCATCGTCTGCTCCTGCACAGCTTGAACAGCTTTGGCTTCGTAGGCCACTGCTTCCTGAATCAAATCGTTCTCTTCCTTTCGAATGGCCATGACCATCAGCTTGATGGCATCAGCGCACGGAGGAATAAGGTAGTCATTGACGCTCGTCGCGTTGATGTGGCGCATCTTCGCCATCACAGTCACCGGCTTATCCTCGTCGTTGTTACAACGATCTGTCAGGTAACTGCGACGATACTGCGGCAAAGTTTCATCAGGGTCGTAAACTGCCAGATCCGTTTCCAGAGCGGTCGTCGCATCGTACTCGTACAAACGGCTGACCGTGTTCGTGGCTTCACGAATGACGCCGGTCAGTTCGATAAATTTCTTGGTAGACTGAACGTACGGCAAAGCGAGCGTCAGCTTTTCTCCGTCAATCCACGCGCCACCGGACTGCGTTCGAATCCACTGACCGTTCTGATCAACACCTTGCAGCGTGATGGTTTTGCCGACATCCGAAGCGTCGCCAGGGTAGACTCGAAGATAGCTGTTAGTACCGCCAGACATGTCGCGGTAAGAAACCACAGTACCACGATCAATAAGCTGCTTCCCAACGCACACTTGATTGCCATTGAGAAGTCCATATCCGGTTTCCTGAAACTCGAACCATTGATTGCGAACCGTTCCGACTCCGCAGCAGTCAGCTACAGCCTCGATGGTTTCGATCTGTCGCGGCCAAGTGATGCAGCCACCTACGGTGTGGATCGTGAAGCGTCCGTACGCTCCAGCCCACAACCCTTTGTGTAGAAGCCTTCGACACGCCTGATTGATGTAATCATAAACGCGCGCATCATCGACACATACTCCGATGACACGGGCGATTGTGGAGCGAATGTCCTGAACGATTAGCTTCATTTGGTGTAATAGACTCGGCCAGTTCGCTTGATAAAGTAAACACCGTAAAACGGCGGAAGATTGTTGTGGGCAGCATTTCCACCTGTATTCGCAGCAATAGCGTCAACATCTGGATCTAGCGTTGAGCTTGGGAAAACTGTCACGTTGTTTGTAAGCGTGGGAGATGATGTTCCGCCGTCCGCAGCTACCCTAGCGCCGTCTTCTCCGCCATGACCGAACACTTTAATCGCAACATTGTGCGTATGAGTCGGCATTTCAGCCGTCGTCAGCAGGTGTTGATCTTCTCCAGCAACAGCGGTCGAGGTGGTCGTTCCATTGACGCTAACAACTCCACTCGCCGCAAACGTGCCAGCTCCAACCGGGAATCGAGCTTCGAATGCGGTGTCAATTTCCCACATTGAACCGGCGTAAGGATTGCCAGAGTAGACCGTTCCATCTCCGCCATCGTACGACAGCACATCAGTGCTTGTTCCAACAAAAATACGACGCTCAGAACTTCCAGCCGCAACCGGATTTTGGCGCGCCCAATATCCGCCGTTGAACACCCACCAATTCCCATTCTCATCCAACCACGGATAAATCTGATTGTTCAGCGCAGGAACAGTCGGGCCAAAGTTGAAGAACGAGTTTCCAATCGCGCTATTAAACGTAGCTTGCGTGCCGCCGATGATATCGTTGGCCAACTGTTGGTAGTTGGACGGACAATAATTGTACGGAAGGCTTGGAGCTGTGAGCGTGATGAGCGTTAGATTTGCCATACTATTCCGATGAGTAGAGAAGTGGATTTATGTCGCAACCTTCAAGAATCTTGCACCCCTGGAACGTCCTGCACTCGCCAACGGCAGATTCCTGAACGTCGTAAGCGTGAACTCGAATGCTCTTGATGCGGCAGTAACCGGAAATCGAGATGTTAAGCTGAACCTCGTAAAGATTCCTGGTTGGAGTGCTGATCGTGGAATTACACGGGATATCCGTAGGAGTCGGCAACCGCATCTTCGGCCTGTACTGAGGCTGAAAGTTGCTTATCGGACAAAGGTTATCACACTGCGTCGTAATCGCGCACTCGCTCCATTCCGCCCATTCAAGCCAGCTAGGGTATTGGTCGGGGCGATACTCCACGTTGAATCCGACGTTGCCATCTAGCGAGTCGATGAAAATGTCGCCCGAATCGAGCTTCTTCAGTCCAAACGGAAGTTCAAAATTGTAGGCGCGAGTCTGAACCAGCCATTGAATCTCCTTCTTTGGATCGGATAGATTCGAATCGAACTTGCTGGTCTTGCTGACCTCCCAAATCTGAATCGTGTTGTCCGATCCGCGAGCGATTGCGAAACAAGCGTCTCCGTAAGCGTTCTCGGTCTTGAGAATCTGCAACACATCCAATCCGGTCCAGATTCCAGCCCAAGCAGGAGGAAATTTTTTCCTCAGCGAGGTAATCAGATCGAAATCAAGAACCATCAACGCCTTGTGAATGACGCCCTGAGCGTTGTACCGAGGCTGACTTGTCATCAGCAGACGGTTGTCAAACACGACCGCAGAACTGGCCCACAGCAAATTCGTCTGATCGTTCTCTGCGATGTTTAGGATTTCGTTGCTGATGGGTGTATTTCCCCAATCGTTGAACGAACGACGAGCGATGATGAACGAGCGAACTCCATCGACAGCTCGGTAGAAAACGTCTCCGTTAACCGTGATGGCAGACCTAGAGCCAAGCGCGCCACTGGTCAGCAAGCTAATAGCCTGAATCGGATAATTCAGGTTCTTCCAAGTATCACGATCTACTGGAGCTTGGATGCTGAAAACGTATCGCGGAGTGAAGACGAGAAGCGGCCCTTGCCCAAGCGACGTATCTGGATTGCCGGGGACGGCCATTGCCGTGATGCCTCCTGAATCCGACGGAACCGCGAAGTCTCCGCCCTCATTAAGGAAGGTGTTCTCGGTTTCCTTGAGAACACTGGCTCGCGTTCCATCCCCATAAACGATGTCAGTCGCTCGAAACGAAAACCCGTCAGGAAGCGCGTACCAGATGCGTCCATTGACGTAGGACATCATCTTCCCGGTCTTTATTTCGTCGTCGGTTGCGCGGCGCAGATTCGTTCCGTTGAAAATCAGCGGCTTGCTGAATCCATCTTGAATGACGACAAAGTTCTCCGCTTGAACCATCCATCCATCAAGCAGGTTGGAAGGATTCTCAAGATTCGGAGAAACCGTCAAATTCTGGGCGTTATTTTGAAGGCAGTCGTAAAGCCACACTTTACCACTGATCAGCATCAGAATGAACGTCTGACCGTTGTCTCCGATGTACGGAAGCGCGCACTGGAATGTGCCTGTCAGACTTTGAGAGCCATAACAATTCTCCGACCATCCATCAGCCGTCACGTTGGTTTGATCTGCCGTAATCTCAGCATTGTCCGCTGTAATCGTCGTGCAGAGATTGTAATCCTTCTGAACGAAACCGGGGCGAGGAGAAATGAAACTCTGCCGGAAGCTGGCGTTCACCGCAAACGCCACCTGATTCTTGTCCACCTCAGACGGCATGACACCGGCATCAATGCCACCTTCAAAGGTGACAGATCCGTCCGTGTACCTTCGTGGTGCGCGTTCGCTCATGGTTTAAGCCTGAATACGCTGGATGGAGAATGAAGAGCCAACTGCTAACGAAGGAGTGTTTGTAGCAATAGAAAAATAGATTTCGTAAAAATCAGAAACAGACGCTTGATCTGTGATTTCAACAGCAATCGGCTGTTCGTTTGCAACAGTAAAAGGAGCGCGGAACTGAAGACAGCTATAGATTGGTGAACCGTTCCTTCTGATTTGTATAACAATATCTGAAACACCACCCCCTGCCGATAGTTGCAGCAATGCGCTTACCCTGTAGTAACCTGCGTAAGGTACAGTAAATCTACCGTTTGCAGCAGTAAAACCAGAAGCCGTGTCAATTCCTGAATAGGTGGTTGATGGGTATGTGGTGGAATTAAAAGGATTGGCTGGTGCCGAAATACTCGGCGCACTCGATGTCACCCTCCGCGTAAACGTGACGTAGTTGAATGAAGATCCTCCGGTTGTGGCGGCGATGGTAATCGTTCCAGCGCCAGGAGTAATCGTGACGTTCGAACCAGCGGTTAGGCTTGCGAGAGCAAATCCAGAACCGTTGCCAATGAGCAGTTGGCCATTGCTTGGAGTAGAGGACAAATTTGTCCCACCTTTCGCAATCGGAAGAACCCCGCTGATGTCCGCTACAGGAACAGAGGCAACAGTCGAAACAGCACCAAATCCACCAGATCCTTGAGTTTTAAGATAACCAGCAGATAGGGAATCAAGAGCCGTGGCACTCGGAATCGAGGCGTCAGGAATTCGAACAATGTACGTCCCAGCGGACGATGCACCTCCAGCAGCGCCTGCCGGACCTTGAGGACCAACCGCTCCCGCAAGAGTGATGAGTGAACCAGCGGGGATGAGCGTGGTCGGAATAGCATTCGGGATGCTCAAGACTCCAGCAGCCGGATTCTGCAACGTCAATCGAAGCCCATCGACCGACGTAACCTGCATGTATCCAAGACCTTGAACCGAGACAAAGAACTGTCCGGCGACAGATTCTGGAAGGAAGTCAGACGCTGTAACGTACGCAAAAACGCTCGCGCCAAGAGCCGGGACAAAAAACGAGGCTGTCGTGTAAGTGAACGAATCGATTCCGTTCGCGCCATTCGTACCGTTGGCTCCCGCAGCCCCTTGAGGGCCGGGGATATTCACGACTACCGGCTCGGAGTCGCAAGGCTGGCAACAGCCGGATGAAGAAACAAGTTGCGACGGCATAATTTTCCTTTCGCAGAACCTCAAGTCCAGCGAGAACTATTGCAAGGCCAAACTATGGCAGAGCAAGCGTCTGAGCATCCACTTATTCAGCACAAGTATGGAATTCGTTCTCCGGTCAAGATTCCTGACCTTGAGCTAGAGCTTTACGCATTCCGAAACCGACTCCAGCCGAACGAGGGCGGCTTAGGCACTTTCGACCATTTTGTTAACGCCACCAAGATGCTCTGGCCCAAGATGAGCTGGAACCCGTGGCTGGAGGCTCAGGTCGAAAGTCTCTGCGAACATGACTACGTTGGCTGGGCGGGATGCGGCGCGAGCGGAAAGACTTTTGGGGCAACACTTTTCGCGACAGTCTGGTGGCTGTCTAACCCCGCAAAATCAACCGTCGTTCTTACGTCCACGACGGCAAAAATGATCCGCAAGCGTATGTGGGCCAATCTTCAGGATCTGGTTCGCAAATCGCGCGGATTTCCCGGCAACATGGTCGATTCGAAGATGGCGCTTCAGGCCATCAAAGGCGATGACCGTCATTCGATTTCAGCCATTGCCGTCGCCGAAGGTAACACCTCGAAGGCCGTGGCTAACATTCAGGGTATCCACGCCGAGCGGGTGATGGTCATCATCGACGAAGCGACGGACACGCCCGAAGCAGCTTTCGAGGCTTGCACCAACCTCTCCAAGGGTTGCCGCGAGTTCAAGATGCTGGTCATCGGAAACCCCGCTTCGAAGTATGATCCGCACGGACGTTTTTGCACACCGGCAAAGGGTTGGCGCAGCGTAACGATTGAAGATCAGCATTGGCTGACCGAGCGCGGCATGTGCCGACGATTTGACGGCATGAAGTCGCCAA